GCATTTAGGTGAATGCTTTTCCTTTACTTCACTATGTCTCAGAAGGATCCAAAGCAGTATATATCTATTCAGACTGTTCTGAATCATATCAATACACCGCTGGATGGCAATAAAACGCGGGTGTTTTCGCTTGGATGGATTCGAACAACCGGCGAGGCGATTGGCACTTTCAAATATGTGCCGGCTGCAATGAAGTATGGATCAAAAGGCGTATCCACCGCCGAAAAACCACGCGAAATGCCAAACCTCAAAATTGAAAAGCTACTCCTTCTCGAAGACATTCAACTAAATCAAGCATTCTTAGTCAAGATTCATTCAATCATAGAATACAATGGAATTCGTGTCAGACATTGATGGCTCGTTACTGAGAGGAGATAAAACATCTGTGCTCGAAATACAGCTCGACGGAGATAAAACCATCTTCGCTGAAGCCCGTGATGGGGTACAGAAAAAGAATGGTGTATTCCAGCGCTCACTGGTCAGCATGGAAAAGAACTGGGGAGGTGATAAAGACCTCATCCCCTGGTATCAAGGTCAGAACAATGAGCCTGAGTACCTCATGCGATTGATCAGCGATAACCCTACGCTGATGGGACTGCTACTCACAAAGTGTACGATCCTGCATGGTGAAGGCTTGAAGCTGTTCCAGATGGGCGATGATGGAACGAAGACTTTGCTCCCATTTCATCTGTGGCCAGAGGAAATGCAGGATTTCTACGAGTATAATGACCTCGATTCCTTCACATATCAGATGTTTTGCGACTTGGAAATGCTGGGGAACTTCTTCCCGCACATGACGTTCACCGTAGGATCATCCCAAATGGCTAAAAAAATTGCCAAAATCGAACGTGTATCGCCTGATTATGTCCGTGCTTATAAGCCCACAAAAGAAAACGACCCAATCAGTAGCTACGGCATCGCGGCAAAATGGAACTTCAACCAGTCAAAAACCACTGATCCTCTCAAGATTTTGAAGATATCTGCCTACAAAAAGGATGATTTCTACGACGAAATGCTGCAATTCACAACGAAGGTTGACCATTCCAGCATGCTATGGCACGGCAAAAGGGAGATACCTGGCTATCCTTGTTACTCCATCCCGCATTGGTACGGGGCAAGGTTTCACATCGAGCTGCAAAATGAAATCCCTCGTTGGCATATTGCCAACATCATCAACCAATGGGGTGCGCGTGTCAAGTGCTCGATCAATCATTCGTACATCAAAACCCAAATGAACCTGATCAACCCGGCCACTGAAAAAAACTACACAGAGAAGGAAGTCAAAACCAAAATCTCTGAAATGATCAGGGACCTGTTCACCAATCCAGAAAATGTCGGTAAAACCCTGCTCTCTGGCCATCTCTATGACCCGCAGGGTAAAATCATTGAAGATATCATCATCGAAACAATCAAAGTTGAGACAAAAGACGACGCTTATACTGCCCTCGAAGATGTCATCAACAACAAAATCACATCTTCTGTAGGCGTACAAGCGGCTCTGGCTGCCCTGGTCATGGACAATAAGGGCCTGTCTTCCGGCTCGGAACAGACGCAAGCATGGAATATTGAAGCCGCAAAAGCCAAAATCACACAGAAATTGATTCTCAAACCAATCAATTTCATACACAAATTCAATCGATGGGCAAAGAATTTGGTATGGGATTTCCCGTCTCCTTCGCTGGTGACGAAAGATATTGCAAAGTCTGGCATGATTCCACCTTCCAATCAACAGTAAAATGCTCTTCAAATACATATATGACAAAACTGCTGATGAAGACAATCAGCCTGACAGCCTCAAAAACTATTGCGGAGTTTTTGACATCAACCTGTCTATCACCAATATGCGTGAGATCATCGAAGACGCTGAGCAGACCTACATCCTACCAGCGATCGGCGCAGATCTGTGGGAAGAACTGGTAACTGTGTATGATGCCTATCCTGGCATAGCACTCAGTGCCAACAATACCAAACTCATCCGCTCATTGCAGGGAGCGATAGCCTATTTCACCTTGTTTGAGAGTCTGGGCAATCGCGGGATATTTGTATCGGACATGGGGCCAGGGCAAGCCGTGAGCAAAGACGGCACATTTATTTTTCCGTCGCAGTGGCGTACTCAAGTAGGTATGCGCAAGGCTTTTTTGACAGCCAATCGCAGACTGGACAGGGCATTGCAATTGCTTCAGGCGGCACCTTCAGACTGGCCCACATGGGAAGCCTCACAGGCTTTCACAGATAGCCGGGAATTGTTTTTCAATTCGGCCACAGAGTTACAGCCTTATTTGGCTATGGAGGCCAGCAGAGTGGTTTATCTAGCTTTACAGCCATCGCTCAGGGAGGCAGAGCGGAGATATATAAAACCGGTGCTGGGTGAGGATTTCTTTGATGAGATCAAAGCTGTGATCTTGTCAGGATCGCTGACCGTAATACAAACCAAACTTTTTGAGCATATCCGCTGGGCGCTGGTCAAGTGGATGCGGATCTGCGCCATCCCCAACCTGCGACTGCGGTTCAATGAAAACAACCTGGTTGAGCCTGATATGGGCATTGATGCCAGTGGAAAAAATGAAACCAGGGCAGATGCCGACGCGATCAGGAGCCTGTGGGTGAATGACGCTTTTGCTGCAAGGGAATTCACTGACGATCTGAAATCGTTCCTCTGGAAAAACGCATCCTCATTCACCACCTTCATGGAATCGGACTTATACGACGCAGAAACCCCTCCAGGCGCATTCCTTGATGAGTTCAACGAATGCGGCGGAGGGGTTGGATCGCTACTTTAATTTATATAATGTCTCCACAGTTGTCACACGTTGTCGGGTCCAGTCCGACCAGCTCCGTGTAAGGGAGTTTTTTGGTCCCGCAACCGGGGCACATGTTATCGTGAACGCTTATATACTTTTGGAAATATTGAATAGCGATAGTGATAAAATCTGACTGACTGATTCCGTACTGCTTCGGCGCTTCAGAAATGATTTTCTTCATTTCTTCAGAAATCTGCATGCCGGGCATCCTTGCCGGTTTAGGTGTTTTTTTCAGCTTTACCTTCCGGTTTCCGGATCCGGTTCTTGCTCCCCCTAGCCCTTTTCCTTTTTTGCCAAGTTCCCTCAGGAGAGCTTTTTGGAAATTGTTATCGTAATTGATTCCAAACTTATCCGCAATCTGAGACGCGGTTAAGTCCAATTCAAAATAGAGTGGCCGGATGGTTTGTATATTGAGTGAAACCCATTCCCTGGCTTCACGCGATGGCATTATTTTCTTTAGGCTCATACAGGATATTTATTTGCAATGATTTCGATAAGGGATAATTTTTGATTCATAGTCAAATTACTTTTCAAAATTTCAGAGGTTAATTCATCTGTTTGATTATACCGTTCATGTTTGACAGTTTGCGCCCCTCCGTCACTTCGTACCATTGTCACCATTTTGGTACTGGTGGGTTTCAATGATCTGGGTAGTTTATTGATTTCGCTTGTGAAGTCTTCAAAGGTTTTCATCTTGATAGTTTTGAGGGGATTTAATCATACTACATACTCTGCTGAAAATATTGTGCGCATGGAAGGCGCTAGGATCGTTTTTTGTGAATTCGACAGCTTGCCGGTAATATGGCTCAATGAATTGTAATTCTTCTTCAGTCGAACCTCTATCCTTACTATCCCAAAGGCTGAATACAGCCTTTGAGATTCTGCCAGGATGCATTTTCATATTGTGTATTTTATGCCACTTGTGGACTGAGGTACTTCGCCGTCCTGGTCTATCCGCTGTGAGCAATAGCCGGAAACCTGTGCAGAGAATCCGCATGAACGCAACGTATAACGATCTGATACAAGTTCCTTGCTGCGGTTTTCTGCTTCCTGGGGCGAAGTGTAACATTCGTCAATGATTTCAACGTTGGATCCGTAGCCTAATGCAACCACAGGCTTAAATACTTTTGTGGTTGGGTTGGGGTTACTTCCGGAAACCTGACTGTACATTTCGTTGCTTACTTCTTTTAATGTAGTTTTCATTACTTTGTTGTTAGGAATTGAATACGCACAAATATGCGTATATTTATGGAATATTCCAAACTTGTGCGCATATTTTTTTTTACATGAGAATAAACTACAGGCAACCCCCTACCATTTGCCTTTTTCACAGCGTTTTTCTACATTGCGGATGCAACATAAAACTCCTGTGATGAATCACGCAATCAATTACAACTTAGTACCCGGCAGTGGAGCCGATATGTCCAGTCTGCGAAAGCAGATAAAGGCGGTTCGACCTATCACCTCTTTGACAGGAGTGACTGTGTTGCAGACAGCCGGGTACTTCCTTTTAATCATTTTTTCTTATGCAACACAGAAAAAGTCAGATCGAGAACCTCAAACAGTATCTTGAAACAGAGAGCAATCTTCGGATCAAAAACCAGGAAGCCCTGGCATTGATGATTGCTCAGCAGATGTTCTTATTCTCCGTCCTCACTGGACTCAGCTCACGGCCAGTCGCTGACATCTTACAGGCAGGCAGGCCCATGATCGAAGCCTTCTACAAGGAGATCACCGCCAACTCCTACCGGCGCGTCGAAACCATTATCGAAAACCCATCCTTAACCTTTATCTTATGAATCCTGATTGCACCGCAAAAAAACTCAAAGCAGTGGGCTATACCTTAGACTGCCCATTTTTCAACGGCCAATACTATATATCGTTAGTTGCTGTGACATATGTAGCTGTACTAGATCCTGGACTAAAAGAAGGATCATATGTAAGGCGACGGTTTAAAGATGCCAATGTATTGCCAACATACTCTGCTGAAGGTATCCCCGCCAATGCTTTATGCTTACCAATCCCGGAGTTTTACGAATGGCTAAAGCTCCACCAACCTGGGAGAGGATACTACAAAAGGTTTATCAAGGATTTTGAATCTCAGTGCGAAAAACTATTTGGTTTCACAATACAATAAGCAGGCCCCGAAAGGGGCTTTTTCTTTAGCATCCTTGGCGGAGATTCTAAGATTATTAGACATGCTGACAATGTATATAATGTATGAATATACTCCCCTAAAAAAAGGTATAGTTTCAAAAAACGTCAAATTTTCAAATATGACCATTGGAGACACTGATTATCAGCAAGTTAGCCTTTTGAAAGTTTTCAAATTTTTTCAAAAGCCCTATATGATTTTCAAATATTTTGAGGTTTTCAAACCAATTTTCAAATCTGGATGCCTATTTTTGAAAGTTTGAAACATGTTTTCAAATCTTCAAAACTACTGAATGTCAGCGTGTTATGAGTAAAAAAAACTCAAAAAACGCCAGATTTGAAAATTGGGGGGTAAAAAACCCCCATATGTTTTTCTGGAGCATCTACTTACATTTTTTCAGCACCTGTTTTTTTCATATTTTTGGGAAAACCCTATATTTTTTACAAAAATGGAAAGTGGAAGCGGGAAAGTGGTCAAGGTGTGGGTAACTCCTTATGTCAAAAAATATATAGATCGTACTTACGGCCCTTCAGACAAGTTCTATCTCGAAGGCTCAGTGCGCAATGATCTACGCATTGCGCTAATAAATTTAGGCATCACAGCCACTATCCCCGCCCGCTCGGCGCATGCTTCTGGAAGTTACTTGCTCTTTGACCTGGGCGAGGATCCCCGCCTGCATGATGCCTGGGAAAAAAATCAACCATGGCTCCGGGTTCGTGCCTTCTACGAGTATGAGTTTCAGCTCGTACTTCGCAAGTATATCGAAGCGCAGTCTGATCTTGCCAGCAGGCTCCGTCTGTCTGAGTCTGAGTTCTCTGGCAAAGTAGCGCTGGAACTATTTCTCGAAAAGTATGACATTGAGGAGTGGGAATACTCCTACGAGTCCCTGCGTCGTCAGTGGAACCGTATCAGGCAAAAAGATTTGTCGGGAATTGAGGCAAAAGTGAACGTGAAGTTCGATTTTCGAACGTGCTATTTCCCCTCCGATTTCACCCCCGATTTTGTGCCGGCTCGCATCTGGCAGGGACCTCGCAAGCGAATCGTCTTTCGGGCCTGGTCTCGAAGTCGTCAGGCACTGACTGACTGTGTGATGTATGTACCTTTTCGAATCGCAAAAGAGAGCGACGAACTTTTTTACTGCCAGCTCACCACCAAAGTCATCAATAGCTATCTGGCCAAAGGCTTCACAGTGAAGTAGTCATATTTTCCACCTGTGCAAATCAGTTGATTTGTGCATGGTCAGGAATCCATATCTCACGCTCACCGGCACGGAGGAAGAATGCAGCTACTCTCCCGGCTCTGTCAAAACTGTCAAAGTTGCCAGAGCAGAGGAGGTCGATTCTGTACCTGTGCTCGAAGGTGAGGCCCCGATCACAAACCGGCCAGTAGCTTATTTTCCTGAAAGTTTTGTCGAGTATCGCTTCCGCCCCGACTCTGTGATCTTTTCCGAATCTGGAAAACAAACCTCGGCTGGCATGAAGTATGAGCAGCGGGTACGTGGTATCCATCCCGGATCTGATTCTGCTGCATTCTATGAGATCGCTCGTCTGATGGATGGGCATTATATCCTGATCATAGAGTTGTATTCAGGCCCGATTCGTTTGCTTGGTACAACCGAAGCGCCGTTTCAGTTTAGCAGCGACTTCACGACTGGCGATAAGTTGACAGATACTGCCCAAACGACCTGGGAGTTTTACGGCGATAGCAATGCCCCTGCGCCTACCCTCGCAGATCTTGTCGTTACGACCGCCAGCCCTTGCGCATTGCTGTCTCCCTCCGATTTTCTATATCAGCCCTGGACAATCGACACCGGCTCCAACTACGCACTCGAAAGAATATATGTAGATGCAAATCCCGGTGGTCTGATCACATCGATCACTTCCCGCCCCGATGGCATACTCTATGACAATACCAATACAGCGGTCGATACGCTGGAATGGAACGGCGCAGGATATTACGAACCGGCCAACGGTCCCTGGACGATCGTCGGCACCTGGCGAGCCGTCATCGCAGATATACCGGTTTCGACCGGCTCCCCTTCTACCTCATGCGAGATCACTTTCAATCAGCAATTCACCCTGGCCAATAGCCCTCCGGAGCTTACTTTTTTGGGCTGGTCGGGTTTGCTGGAAACAGGTGAAACCTTATCTGCGATCTCTGCATACTTCGATGCAGATGGAGACGGCAAAAACAACGCGGCCACAAACGGCTCGCTGCGATGGTATCAGGCTGATGATGCCAGCGGTACAGGTGAAACCCTCCTTGCCACTGCGACAAGTTACACTCTCGTTATCGGCAATGAAGGCAAGTATATAGAGCTGCGGGGAGTGCCTCATGCAAATGCTGGTGCAACACCTGGCGCAGAAAAAAAATCTGGATGGATTGGCCCTGTTCCGCTCAGCAATGAGTTTCCTGTTGCTAGTTCCCTCTCTATTTCGGGTACAGCAGAGGTTGGCTCAACTCTTACAGCAAATTACACCTACTCTGACGGCGATGGCGATGCTATCGACTTAGCCGGCACAGATCTGGACTGGTACAAATATGATGATGCTGGATTGACCACTGGCGAGACATTGATACAGTCTGGCAATGCTGCTACAGGAGACACTTACGATCCTGTAACAGGTGACAATCTCAAATACATTGCTTTCAAAATCACCCCCGCTGCGGTTGCTGGCAATTCTCCAGGCCTTACGGTCAAGTCGCCAGGCGTTGGGCCGGTCTCTATTCCACTGGTCAAAATCGCTACGCTCAAGACACACAAAGAGACTTCTGTCAACATCAAAGTCGCTTATGCAAGTACAGTAGCATATGAACTGAGACTGTGGGATGATCATACTGATGCAGGCGCAGCCGATTCGGTGATTTCAAAAACAGGTGTTGGCAATCTTGACAATACGATATTCACATTTGGCACTGCCGGACTTGAGCATCGTATTGAAATATGGGGAGCAAGTGCATCCGATCTTCACTGTCTCGATGTAGCGTCGATGGAGATCACTTATGTAGATCTATCCTCCGCCGTAAACATGGGGAGCAGTTCTATTACGCTTTCGCTCAATCTGTCATCTAACAGCATCAGTACCCTTGCTTTACCCTCTACGATCGGCAATAAACTGGGCTTAAACTTGTCTAATGCAGGAAGTTTTACCTCTTTAAATATCTCAGGTTGGCGGTTTCTCAATCAGTTGATCTCTATCAACTTCCTGTCGAGTTTGACTACGTTTGTCGGCCCGACGACGACTACATCAGGCGATCTTCAGTACATAGAGTTTCGTGATCTGACGAACTGTACCAGTACGATCGATCTGACAGGCTGTGCGTTTCGTAACTCATTTGAGTTTCAGATGTCAGGATCTTCCAGCATACCTGGTTTTCTTCTTCCTGACCTCGTCGCTGCTGGCAAAACGACTAAAGCTTTTCGTCTTTTCAGCATGAATAATGTAGCCTTCACGGCTGCGCATGCAGACAAGATCAAATGGGAAGGCACGATACAGATATACAGCAATAGTAAAATAACTGATCTTGGATCAAGCGCAGCGGGTTCATTCACACCCACTTTTGGCGCTACAGATATGATTCTTTGCCAGTTGGCGGGAATGGCCTTACTCACACAATCTATAGATTTCAGTCTTGCCGCCAATTCTCGTACATATTTCAATATATCCAACCTCTCTGCGCTGGGCACTTTTACTATGCCTACCAGCAACGATAAGACATTTACGACATTCTTTTTCAACAACAACAATCAAAGCAATGTCGATATATCTGGCTTCACGGTCATGAGTCAGATAAATAGTTTTGTATTCGAATGTCGTGATATGGGGTTGGCTGCATCAGTGGTCAACAATATTCTCGACCATCTTGTCACGATCTCTACATCAGGCTATACCAGCCGGACAGCAAATCTTGCAGGTAATGCAGCTCCGACGACTGGCCCGCCAAATGGCATCGCAGCTAAAGCGGATTTGGTATCAGTTGATGGATTTTCAAGTGTAACAACAGCATAATGGCAGTATCACCAGTAGGAGCAGCATACGAAAAAACGAATCCGGGCTACTGGATATCTTACGACAATGCAGTCCTGACCAAACCTGCGCTAGATGGTGGATATCTGGCAAGTGGCACGGTCTTGTCAAGATACCCGATCGTGGACCTTGACCCGACTGCACCCGGCATGGCAGGCATTGTGGACACAGCTTTATTATCGGCTTTTAGCGGCAATGAGCTTGCCGCATTCATTTATAAAGCATATCAGGCTCAGATCAATGTCGAGCAGTCTAGATCTATTGATCTGCATACCGACATCGTCAGAGAAGGATTATACAATCCTCCCCTCGCAGATCCTTACGCAGGTATCCGCCCGCTTGACTTCATGTGTCTGACTGGTGCCAAAATCCTCCCTGAAGGGATTGCAACCTATATCCCCTCCCCTGGCGGCCCTACCCCCCCTACCCGACCAAATCTCTGGGAGGTCGAAAATGCAGCGTCAGAAGATCGGGATACTATGTTTGCTGTCATCAAGTTTCTCGGGTTGTGGGGATTGCTCAAACACTTATATATTGTCCAGGGCGGTATTACCTGGGCAGAGTTTGTGAAGTGTATTCATGCCTGGTTGCCACACTACGAAGATCGCGCAGCCTACTTCGCCATCTTTCGCACCTTCCTGATCAGCAAGTCTCAGCCTATCCCCTCGCTCGAAAAAATCAATGAATTTCTTGGCATATGAAAGATATCTGTGTATTCACTGGCGGCGGCATTCGCGGTATGTTCCAGATTGGCGCATATGAATACCTGCTCAAACAGGATTCTTATACCCCCAAAATATTTGCAGGAAGCTCAATCGGCGCCATCAATGCAGCCTTTATCGCCGCTGGCTATTACGACCTGCTCAAAGAAATCTGGTTTTCGACTGCTGACAATGCGACACTCTATTTCCCTTCCGATTTTCTCAATCGAAAGGCTCATCCATCAGTATCAAAAAAAGGCTTTTGGCGAATACTCAAACATATCTTCGGAAAAGAAAAAGTACCGGGTTTGGTTACCCCAGCGATTAAAGAGTTACTCCAATATGTAACCCTTAACAATCTGAAAGACAATGGGAAAGAACTTCTCATAAACTTTACAGATCTGCACACTGCCAAAACATTATCCTACACTGCCGCCGACTTCCCGACAGATGAAACTTTGCAAGATGCCATACTCTCAAGTGCCAGTTTCCCCGGGGTTTTTCCAGCCCGTCAGGTTACGACTTATACAAAACACTATTCTGCTGCGGTCGATGCTGGCATCGGTCGTGGGGGGATCGTCGGAGCCGCTGTAGACTATGCTAAACAGCAGGAAGAAGAAGTCCGATTCACGATCATCGCAACCTTCGCACCTGACAATCCGGGCCTGAAATCCAACTATTCTGCAATCGAAAGTAACATATTGAGATCTCTCGAAATCGCTCTTCACTCTATCGCAAGCTATGAAATCGGGCTTTTTGAGGAGCGCAACCGCATCGGCCCGCCTCGTTATAAGCGATTCTCTTATCGCATCATCCAACCTGACCCTGCCGATCTGGCAGGCTACATGGATTTTTCATACAAAACCCTCGAAAGACAATACCTCGCAGGGCGAAATCAGGCATCATCTACCCCGTGGATTGTCCTATAAAAAAAAATTCGATTAGGTCAATTTTATGGCTCAATCTATCAGAATGATTCGTTTTCTTCTCGAACTTACCGCCAACAACCCTGTTTTTGCCATCGAGCCGATGACCGGCCTTCGACTGGCTGCACTGACACAGCAGGTATTGAACCGCGAAATACCGCTCAATGCGGGCGATTTCGGGAAGGAGAAGCTTCTTAATGCAGACTACGATGTAACAGTTCCCGCAACCAAATCCGCTCCATCCACTACCAGCCGAGTGCGTGTCATCCCTATCCACGGGGTACTCACGATGCATGGCGGCATGTGTAGTTATGGAATGATCGATTATGGCAACATGATCGCCGCAGCCGACAAAAACCCTGATATTTCCGCGATTGTACTTGATGTGTCTTCACCAGGCGGCGAAGCTTCATACAGTGAGACACTCGCCCAAATCGTATCAGAAACTCAAAAACCGGTCGTCGTGTGGGCAAATCAGATGGTCTGCTCAGCCGCTTACTATTTTGCATCAGCCGCTGATGAGATTCTGCTGGCTGGCAAAACTACGGATGTAGGGTCGATCGGCACATTGATTCATTACCTCGACTTCACGCGCAAATTCAATGCAGAGGGCATTGATGAGGTCATGATTCTTGCCAGCAAATCAACGGCAAAGCGTAAATATAACTTCGCCAACCCTACTGACGAAGATCGTCAGTTGATTGTCGAAGGGCTACTTGATCCTCACAACAGTGTATTTCTCTCTGATGTCGCCCGCTACCGGCCCGGCATGGAAGATCATGTATTTACCGGCGAAGTGTTTATGGGCGATGATGCGATCCGCGTTGGGTTGGCAGATGGGTATGCTACACGTGATGAGGCGCTTGTGCGCGCCGCTACACTCGCCAAAAATCAAAAATCAAATAGCTCTCAGATGAAAATGAAAGAAACCGCAGGGCTTTTGCACGCCATGTCTGAATCCCTCACCCGGCTTCAGCAGCGCTTGTCTGGCTCACCCGATATCACAGCAGCCGAAGACGCTCCTGTCGATGCTCCTGTCGATACGCCTTCTCCCGAGCAACTCGAACTTTCTCAGCTTCGCACTGAAAATGAGGCGCTCAGAAACCAGATTGCTGATCAGGATCGCGAAATGTCGCAGATCCGCACGCAAGTTTCTACCCTTCAGGCTGAGCTTCAGCAGATCGGTCAGAAACTATCAGCAACCACTCCCCTTCCTGGTAGCTCCGACGATTTGGTCGTCAAGACGCAAAAACGCGCATTGCTGCCCGAAACCGAAGAAGCCATCAGGCATTTTCAAGCAACCGGTCTGATCAAGTAACCCACATAAATTGTAGAAAATGAGCTTAGACGTATCTTCCCTCGCAGCGATACAGGACCGCTATCGTGAAGTCAAAGAGGGTTTCTATACCAAAACTTTCGTAGATCCTGCCATCGCTGACATGATGCAGGTCACTGCGAAGGATGGTGTGATTTTGCAGTCCGCATCCATCACCGGTGGTCTGCAAAGCTACCAGGCTGGACACCACGCCAAAGGTCAGGTTGTTCTGACTGGTCGTGAGTTGACCATGTCCCCTGTCAAGCTGGATATGACTTTTGAACCGCAGGCCCTCACGGTCGAGCATTACAAAAGTTATCTGAAGCGATCAGGCAACGACCCTCGTGAATTCATCTATGAAGACTTTGTGCTTCAGATGATTATGAACAAAATGTATGAAGACTTCAAAGTCGAAGTCCTCTGGGGAGGTATGAAACTGGCAACCATCGCAGGCGCGCCCAACAATGCGCAAGACACTGCAAATGGTTTCCTGCACCTGCTACGCACTGCCGTATGGGCGGGCGAAATCGCTCCGACCATCACCGGTCAGATCACTTCTGCCAATGCCGTCGATAAGCTCCGTCAGTTTGTCCGAGACAACCTCGACAAACCAGGTGTGCGCCGTCGCCCTCACTTCCTGTATTGTGCGCAGAAAACAGTCGATGCCTATCAGGAAGATTATGAAGATACTCGCGGGACTGACACACATGCAGACAACCCATGGGGATTGACCATGATCCACGGTACCAATACTTACCTGGTTCCTCAGGATGGATTGGAAGGCAATGAACTGATCCTGACACGCCCTGACAACCTGCACGTAGGTTTCGACGGCGCCCCCAATATCAACCTCGATCTGATCCACCGCTTGCTCTATGTCGAAATCGACTGGAAATATGGCATGCAGTTCCAATCGGCAATCGAATTGGAAGTCAACGAATGGATTTAATTTTTAATCACTGAGAAATTATGCCTGATATAACCAGCAACTCCCGGGACCTGAATTATAAAACAGCGGACATCAACGTGAAGGTGCGCAATCCGAGCACCAACAAGCTGACAACCTACACCAAAGCTGAAATTTTGGCTGATAGCGCTGTTCGCGGTGCGATGATGACCCTGATGGCTGTCTCTGCTTCAACAGCAGAAGAGCGCCGCACAGACTATGACAAAGACGGTAGCAACCGCGTGCTTGACGAAGATGGCAACATCTACCTCAACACCTTTGCAACTGGCAAGGCTTTGGCCTACGACACGACACTGTACAACAGCGTGATTTTCCTGGACGCAACCGCATAAAAACAGACAGACTATGTGTTTCGCACTATTAATCAATGCATGCGCAGAAGCATGCGCAAACACCGCCCCTGGTTTTGTAACGCTGCGGTTAGCTGAGCAGAAGTGGCTCGATGCCTTCCCTGCTCCATCTGACTATGAAGCAGATCAGGATCTCAATACACCGCTCACGATCACTGGCGACATCACCTTCAACACTACTGCCTACCCCGCTGCGGGATGGTATGAATGGTGTATTCAGGTGGAGACTGCCGACTTGATCCCGGCCCTTCAGGGTGAACCTGGCGCGAAGTACTGGCAGACTCGACTGCCCTTCAAACTCGCTGGCCATGATGCCCTGATCGATCAGGCTGTTGACTGGTCAGTCAATACGAAGCTGGTAGCAATGCTGGTGGATCAGAATGGAGCAAAGCGTGTGATCGGAAACAAAACCAACTTCCTCCGCCTCGAAAAGGCTGAAGGTCCGCAAGGCGCTAAGCCTGGAGACTTCGCTGGCTGGGACATGGAATTGATTTTGCCTGCTCACAACAAGCTCAGCCCCTATTACACCGGCGCTGTAACTCCGATCATCACTGCATAGTATGTTTGAACTGACCACATACGGCAAGGGCTTGCTGACTGCTGTCAAAGCAGATAAGCCTGTCCATATCGAGCAGGGAGGTCATTCGTACAATCTGCGCAAGATCACGCAGGCGCAAATGGCTGCTCTCTATAAAGACGGATCTGCGATCATTCAGAAAGTAGAAAAACCGCTCAAAGTGGAGAAGGTTGAAAAACCGAAAGCGCCAGAACCGCCAGCTCTTACAGAGTAAGAAAGGTTAGGGTTTATAATATTGCAGGCAGGGAGAGTTTTTTCCCTGCCTTTTTCTTTTTCGTACCCCAAAAAAAGTTCTACCCGTGCTGATTATCCTTCAAACACAGATTGTTGATGAGGCATTGAAAGTAAGTCCTTACAATGCCCTGGCTTATGGTTTTCTTGTCGCTGTCATCCTGTCGGCACTCATTTGGGTGACACGTCAATGGATGAAGGACAAAGACTTTCTTCAAAAATTTTCAACCGAGTTTATTACCTTGACAACAAAAATGATATCAACCCTGGATGAAGACCGAAAAGCAACTGCTGACCTGTACAGGGAAATACAGGAACAGCAAAAACTGAATGCGAATATCCTAGCTGATATCAAAATGGAACTCTACAAACTGCGCACGGAACCGCGCCTACAAAAATGAAAACCTTGAAAAAGCTCATTCGGTACATCCTGCGAAAAGATGAAAAGACTAAAAAAGCAATGATAGAAGCCCTTGCGACGCTACGTGATCGCGTTAGGGCGCATTCATAATCATCTTTTTCATAGCATCATCTCTCATCTGCTGATTTGTGTGGACATACATCAGAAGTGTTTTTATTGACGCCAGCCCCATGAGGTCTGCGAGGATTGGCAAGGCAACGCCTTTTTTTATTCCCATCGTCGCAAATGTATGCCTGCCTACGTGCGATGTCAGGCGTTTATCGATCTTACATATCGTCTGTATCTCCACCTGCCCTATAGGATAAAGAAATAAGCACCTATAAACCAGCAGATTAGCCTTTTCTACTATCTGGATTTTGTTAAAAATTTGAATTAATAACTTCTCTTTTCATCATTTAAAAGTTGTTTCTCAAGGATGGAGATTAATTTCTCCTTATCCTTCAATTGATTTGTCAACAGCGTCACCATCCCTTCCGTCGCAACCAATTTGATTTCCAGCGATTTCACTTCATTGAAGTAGCTATCGACTCCGCTCTGAAACATTGGCCCCTCCCCTGTCAGTAACCAATTTGCATTTATGTTAGGATATGCCATCACGATATTTCTAAGAATCTCTGCGGAAGGATTGTTTTTCCCATTTACAATATTTCCGACCGTGGTGGTATTGGTCTTTATTCTCAATGCAAATTCGGTTCGGCTGATTCGGTTGGTATCGATGAATAATTTTACTTGTTGATGGATTGACATAGGGTTAAATTAAGTTTTGAAAAAAATATTCTACGGCAATCCGCTGACTTACAAGTGCTTATATTTTTATTTCAAATATCTCTTGATTTTTATCAAAATATTTTTGTACTTGTGTACATAAACGTAAAAAAAATACAAAAAAAATGGACAAATTCATAAAAGCAGATCCCGTCGAACTTAATCTGCTTTACAGATTACACGAACTTCCGAAAGCGGCTTTTGAAAGAATCTCGGCGGCTGCGCTGGGAATCTCCGCTCGGAGATTCAAGGCTATTATGTACGGTCAGGTAAAATCTATTTCGGAATCAGAACTTAGATCCTTTGCAAGGTTTCTCAGATGCTCTCAATCTGAGTTTCTCAACCCTGAATATATATTCACTGACTTTCGGACTAAGAAGCAAGTCCAGGAGGATCTGATGAATTTAGAAAAGATTGCGTGATTCTGGGCGGGGAGGAATGTTTTAGGGGAATTCGTTAGTAAGTCCGAACCGCCCACTTCTCCAAAAAAAAACCGCCAGAAGTTTGGCGACTCGCTGACGGTGATAAGTATCAATTTTTCAACATGTGCAATATAATAATTTTTTTCAACATGGTAAGTATCAAGCTTTTTCAAATCGGAATCACTCTGGCCCTCGCTCTGTTTTTCTTATCCAAATGCTCATCCCCTGCCCTAAACCATATGCGAGCAGAAGATGAACGAAGAACCAAATACGTCAATGACAGATATGCTCGTCCCATCAATCGTAGTGGCAGCAATGCTACAGCTACCAGCCCATCGAAGGGCGGAAAGGAGGGATCATATGCTGAGTAAACTCAAATCACTGTTTCGACGCCCTGCCCGAGACACCGAGCCAGAGGACATCAACTACCCCGACGCAGAGTCAGTAGTTGATACTCACCTACCCCATGACGACTTTGATGATCTGCAATCTGTCAGCAAATCCAAAGAGACATACGCAGACGCCGCCGAATTCGCGCGTCCCAAAACATTTGTCGAAAAAAATGGCTGGATGAAACCAGCCTCCAATTTTGGCATATTTATGGGGCACTTCATTTCCGCAGCCACTGCGCTGGGTTTCTCCTTCCTCGCAGCCTATTACTTCACCAATGTCGCAAATAACCCCAACTGGCAAAACATTGCGACAGCGGTTGCCACTTGCCTTGTGTTGTTGGTGGTAGTGGTCATCACAGAGACTGCTAAGGCAAAAGGCGAATCCCAACTTTTCACTGCAACTGTCATGCGCCGGAAGGTTACTCAATCCCGACGGATTGTGATATTTGCCTTGATAGGTCTGTCGGTTGTGTTAAGCGCAGCGGGCGGCTATATGGCCGGTCTGTATTACTCTGACAATACTGAGCAGATCAAAAGCGCAGCGGTAGAAGCGGAGAAGTCTATTCGCAAAAAGACCTCTACCCTACTCTCTGAAAAGAAAGCGGGATTTGAATCTCGCCTGGCCAGGGACAAAGAAGTGATCGACGACTGGAAAAAGCAGCTCGAATCATTACGTAATGAGAAGGTCATGTGGCAAGGCGTGATGACAATGCCTGAGCGCAATCGCAAACCTGCCAATCTTCTCGTCGAAAAAATCGCAGAGAAAGAAGCAGAAATAACTCGTTACACAGACGAGTACAATAGTAACCTGGACAATCTTCGAGACAAAGAAGATACCAGCGTCACTACCCTCTCCACAACCACTGACGCGGCCATCGGCGTCGATGAGCGCAAGGCATCGCAGTATGGGCTGATTGCTGTTTTCATAGTGATGTTGGTTGAGCTGGTCGCTATCATATCGCACTATATGAAAGCGTGGTATTATCGAGGCGTATTTCTGGAAGGGCAGGCTACTAATATGATAGAGTATCGCGAACGTGGAGACCGGATCAATGCCGACTCTGTGATCGCAGAGTACCAGCGCCGCCGTGCCAGGGATCTGACTACTGAGATGAAGCGCCTGCAAGGCATAGCAGGAAACACCCCCCACCCTGCACCTGGCTATCAGGCCAAAGGCGATATCTGGGACACCTATTTAGAAGACCAGCAATCCCCTACTCTCAAATCAGCGCCATCCGAAATTGATACTCAATTGACGGCTAAAATCAATGCACTGGAATCTGAAATTGATAGACTCAATAAGAGTATCGAAAAACGCCCGAATCCTGAGAGAAAAAAGAACCCTCAAAATGATACCTCAATGATGCCTCAAAATGAGGGTTCAGCCTTCAATCACTTCTACGAGCAAGGGCCGCCTGATACCACAGGGATGGAATACGACGTGTCTAAAAATGAATTTAGGCAAATGAAAAAAATTCAGGCGGCATTTGATGCCTGGGCGAAAATCAATCCAGGCACACTGCCCACTCAGAAGTACCTGGTTCAAAAAACAGGGATCCGGTCAGAGAATACGCTGAAAAAATATTTACAGAAACTGAACCTTAAAACCGCAGGGCAAAAATGATGGCACAGAAAATAAAAACAAGAGTGCCTTATTGGCGCATACTAAATCATGTACTGAGTTGGGATCTTGACCAAAGATCACGGGATGAATTATCTCAATTACATAAGGACATAGAGGAACATATAAAAGTCGGCACTGATGACCCAAAGCTGAAACAGTATGAGGTGGATGTTTGGTGCGAGTTGCGAAGAAAGTGTAGGCTAGAGTAGTAAGTAGTGTTTTCATGGCCCCCTGGGCTTCGGCTCAGGGGATTTTTTAACCTCAAAAAAAAATGGCAAAACGTTATATCGAATTATCAGACAATAGAGTAGGCGTCCTCGACTGGGATGAGGAAATCGGCCACTCGCTTACTATTCTGGCACCAGTATATCCTAAGCCAGCGCGGGCGACATACTTAACACTAAACGACCTGAAGCTTTTACTGAAGGAGTTTGTCAATCCTCGCCCGATCGACTTCAACTACTTCAATCAATATTTCGAGCAACAGGAAGAAGGTCTATCATTTGTGGACTGGCTCTTCACACCAGTAGAAATTTCTGAATCAGATTTCATCAATGATTGAGCAAGCCATAATCAACCGGATCACTGACCTGGCCAATGAGAATATATTGGCGATCGTTGGTCGATACTTGCCGATGAAGCAAAAGGGACAATCGCACTGGGGATTGTCCCCCTTCAAAAAAGAGGAAACGCCATCGTTTTGCGTTACCCCTGCGAAGGGCATGTTCAAATGCTTCTCGACGGGAATAGGCGGCAACGCGATTAAATTCCTTATGGAAGTTAATCGGCAAGACTGGTTGAGCGTCGTCAAAGAATTGGCATTAGAATACAACATAGATCTATATCCAGCACAATCTGAAAACCAAAGAGCTGCGCAGGTAGTAGCTTCACGACTACGTGAACTGCTCGACTCCGCAGCCAACATCTATCATGATTTTCTGATTAATTCACAGGAAGGGCAGGGGCAGTGGGAGTATCTACAGAATCGCGGCTATGACCTTGAGGCGATCAAACGCTTCAGGTTAGGATATGCCCCTGCCTCCTGGAATTTTATCACGCAAAGCCTGAAAGGTTTCACCGAAATTGAAATCATCGAGGCGGGCCTTGCCAGTCGGTCAGACAAAAACCAGAAGGTATATGACCGATACCGTCAGCGCATCATGTTCCCCATCACCAACCAGCACGGGCAGGTGGTCGGGTTTGGCGGTCGATACCAGGGCACGGAGAAAGACCAGGCTAAGTATATTAATAGCCCGGAAACGCTTGTCTATTCGAAATCAAAAATTCTATACAATTTCAGCGAAGCCAGGAAGCCGATATTCGATCAGGATTTTGCGATCCTGACGGAAGGCTACACTGACACGCTCAGAATGGTACTGTCAGGTTTTGACAATACAGTCGCAACGTGTGGCACAGCACTCACACATGAGCAGGTCGGCATATTGAAGCGCACAAGCCGCAATCTTGTCATCCTGCGCGATGGCGATGAAGCGGGGCAAAAGGCATCTGTACGAGATATTGACATCGCCCTCGAAGGAGGCATGGATGTCAAAATAGTAACCTTGCCAGATGACAAGGATCCGGACGAGTATTTGGGTCAAGTCGGCAAAGAAGGAATGCTCAGCGCGGTAGGGGAGGCGCTGGACTGGTGGGTGTGGAGATGGGAGAAGTGGGAAGGGGAGAGAGAGAGCGTCGTTGAGCGTTCCCGATTTGCCGAATCTTTAGTGGATATAACCCGCAAGATTTCAAGCCTGACGATCCAGAAGGAAATCGTCAAGGCGATAGCGAAAGTGTGTAATGTAGATGAGGGGGGATTACTGTCATTGCTGACAGCTCCCTCGCTCTCTCTTGAGAAAAAGCTTCGGTGGGAAGATTATACGCAGCTTTGCAACCGACTGGGCGTGGATCCCAATCACGAAGATGTCTCAAAAAGTGAGATAGGTGGGGTAATCTTCCACTACAAAACCCTCGCTCACAAACCACTAACCTGGTCAAACAATGGTACACAGGAGCCAGTGATCAGAGACACGGCCAGCGGCGGAGAGACGGCTGGCGGTGTATATTTCCCGCCCTCATTGCGTGATGGATATAAGTCTATGTCTGTCGATAGTGGGGGATTACTTTTCATTGTGCAAGATGAAGTCACTGCGACTTTATTGTGCGCAGCGGGTATCCCTGCTGTGGGCATTAGCAACCCGCAAGGCTTTCGCTCCGGAGTAGGAAGTCCGCGTCCATCCAAAGGCTTACGCGCCTTGATGGGCGATTTCAACCGGTTTGTGTATGTGGTTCCTGGCGAAGCGTTCCTGCTCCCTCGCTCATCAAAAAAGGAGCAGCCCTACAATGGCCTGAATGCCGGGAAGCATGCAGAGAAGTATGTCAAAGCCTTATCTGCACTTAATGCGGTTTTTCCAGATCGCCGCAATTGGGTGGTGTATCAGAATCTGACACATGGGTATCAGAAATTACCCCGATGGGTTGAGTCTCTTATGCTTGAGCAGCCTTCTGTGATTCAGGCTTTAGGCGAACTGAATGAGTTCTCTATTCCTGAAGAGACCGAACCCCGCCCATTTATTTTCAAAGAGATTACCAATCTGACCGAGAAACATTTCGAAGAGATGTTTCTGATCAATGATCCTCAGAAGTTTTTCGATTTTCACGGCCCCGAGCTGGGCAGCCCGTTTCAGTTAGGTAAAATCTCCTACGAGGTTGATACCTACGGCACAGTCTCCCAGCTTGGTGAGGAACTCGAAAAAGAGGTGTTTGAAAATAATGGCAGGTATTATGCCCGCACCAGAGGCGGGTATAAGCCCATCACCAATTTCAAGATCAACTGTGATCTTCGCATCATGGGATCGGGAGATGACTCTTTTGGCATCTACGAGCTAAAAAATCATAAGACCGGTCAGACGCGCATGGTGCTGATCAAAAACAAAGATTTCCTCAAAGGGGAAAACTTCATGACCCGGGTTGCAGGAATCCCCCGCGGAGGATTCTTCGCGAATGTAACCTCCGGCCAAATGGGCGACCTGTTAGAGCTTGTATGTGAAGGCTCTGATGAAGCGACCAATCTGAAAGGCGCGATGGGGTGGGTGAAGCTGGCCGGTGAAGTCGATGAAGAAAACGACGACACAAAGGCATTCTGGGTATTTGGCAATGGCATCTTGAATGGGAAATGGACGCCTACCAATTCTAAAGGGTTGGTCAGTGTCGATGGAGAAACCTTCTTCATCCCGGCAAACTCGACGATCAAGGAGAATCCCGCCAACCACGACAAATCATACGAACGCCAGAAGGATTTTTGCTTCTGGGAGTCTGACTATGTATATGAGGATTGGATCAGAGACCTGCACAAGGTCTATGGCATCAATGGCCACAAGGCATTTTCTTTTGCTGTGATGGCAATGTATTATGATCTGTTATTGGAAAAGAAGGGACTTGTCCCGCTCATGCACCTGATGGGGCCTCCTGGTACCGGGAAAAACAAACTGGTCGAAGCCATCATGGCATTGTGGGGGAAGCTCAAGTGGATGGACCTCAACGCTGCGAAAATTACGCCGGCTGGATATGCTGCTTTTTTTGAGCAGTACAACAATGCACTCAATATCGTCAATGAATACAACCCGAGCAGCGTGGATCCTGCTCGCCTCGATCCGATCAAGTCGGTATATGAAGGCAAGCTAGGGGAGAAGAAGGTGGGAGCGCACACTACTGAGATGTATTCCGGTAAGGTCACCAGCGCGGTGATCATCATGGGTCAGGAGTCTATCTACGAGCGCAAGGCAATTGCTCACCGATGTTTGTATTGCATATTCGAAGAGAGGGTATATACACAGGAAGAAACCGAGCGATTCAACCGTCTCGAAAAAAATCAGAAAAAAGGCCTCGGCCAGATATTCAAAAAGCTGGCGGTACACCGTGAATTGATCGACCAGAGGTTTGAGGATAAGTTTGAGCTTTGCGCACGTAGGATCAAAGCAGGCATTCAAAACCCGACTGGCAATACCGAGCGACTGATCACCAACTGGTCGATCATGCTCAGCCCGATTTGCATACTCGTAGAGGAGGGATTGATCAGCTATCCCTTTTCATTTGACATGATGATATCCAACGCGATCGAGGAAATCGAATCCCAGGATAAAGCGATGATTTCGGGCGGATTGCTGGACATCTTCTTCTACGACTTTGTACAGACTCACTTCATGCAGAAGACCAAGTATCAACTGCATCATCAGCATATTTTCCACCAACGAGAAACGACGACATTCACCTGGAAGCAAGATGGAAAAACGATGACACATGATACCCATTCAGGCGTGATCACGATACAGGTATCGAATATCTACAGCATATTCGAATCATTCCTGAAGGATCGCGGCAAAAAGATCGAGAATGCCGCAAAGTCCGACCTACGGCGCCTGCTGACCAAACATCCAGCCTTCATCTGTCAGACCGGATACGAGTGGATCGGCTACAAGATGAATGAGCGCGGAGAGATCGTGCGCACCGGCATCAACGCAGAAAAGTACAGGAGCAGTGCATTTGTAATGAACGCTGCGCTACTACCAATATCAATCGATGTATCCTTCTCATTTGAGGCAGAAGCCGCAGCAGAGGATACCACATCAATGATGGAAGCAATGACTAAATGGTAATGAATGTGGATAATACCGAATACCCCCCAATTCTCTCAATTTGCTCAGGATCGCTTGGACTTGAGCGAGGGATCAACCGAGTTAAAAATTTTAGAACAGTCGCTTATGTGGAGATCGAAGCCTTCGCAATCTACAACCTGGTTAAAAAGATGGAGGAAGGTTCGCTGGATCCAGCACCTATTTGGACAAATCTTAAAACCTTCGATATACAACCATTTCGCAACAAAATATGCGGAATCGTTGGAGGATACCCATGCCAAGGCGAATCAGTTGCAGGGCGAAGGAAACTCGAAAAAGACCCTCGATGGCTTTGGCCGGTTATTCGAGAGATATTCCAAACAAACCTCCCTCTTTTCGGATTTTTCGAAAACTCCGCAGGGCACTTATCTGGATCTTTCCGCTATGTTCTCGCAGACTTACAAAGCATGGGCTATCATGTTGAGGCAGGAATATTCAGTGCGGCTGAGTGTGGCGCTTCACAAATCAGAGAACGGCTTTTTATCCTTGCAGTTGCCGACAGAAACCGATTCAGGGACATGCTGGCCGACGCCAACAGCTTGCGAAGCGGAGAAGGCTACAGCAGATTCGAGTCAAACGAGTCTGACAAAACTTGCATTAAGCGGGTTGCTCCGCCCGGCTTCGATCAATATGAATGGGAATCCCCCCGGACGCTTTCTAAATCCGGCATGGGTTGCACAATTGATGGGTACAACGCTCGAAGAGATCTTATTCGACTTCTCGGAAACTCAGTAGTATCAGATGTTGCAGAATTGGCCTTTCGCACATTGATCGACAAAATATTATGAACTATACAATCGCAAAAAAAGGCGCAGACCGGATTGTAGAAATACTTTCGCCATTCTGCGAGAAGATCGAGATAGCCGGCTCTATTCGCCGGCAAAAACAAAAAGACATCAAAGATGTCGAAGTTGTCTGCATTCCAAAGCAGGTCGATGGTCCCGGCACACTGATGGAGCCTACGAAGCTCTACCGTCATCCCGGCTTTGCCTACGCCCTGGACGGCTGGCAAAAGGTCAAAGGAGATGCATCGACAGGCAAGTACTGCCAGCGCATACTGCCAGGCGCATGGACGCTGGATGTATTCATCGCAACCCCAACCAACTGGGGATGGATGCTGATGCTCCGGACGGGAAGCAGTGAATTCAACCGATTTGTGATGCTCGAAAAGCTAAAGCAAAACGGCGTGCACAGCATCGACGGAAACCTCGTCAGAGGCGGAGAAGTCCTTGAAACCCCCACCGAAGACTTTGTATTTGAACTGGCTGGCATGAAACCCATACCGCCTCGCATGAGAGATTTTGTCACTAAAAACAATCACTTGATATGATTATCACATTCGCAATACTCGCACTGGCCGCAATCGCCAACGCGGCAATGGACACAATCAACTTCCACTACACGGGAAGCCGTCTCGAAAAAATCGACAACGGACGGCACTGGTGGGGGCCGTTGGAAACCACCTGGCAAAACAAAAACCGGTACACAGGATTCCTTCGATGGCTCATGCGCGGCCCACTGGTCAGCCTGACAGATGGCTGGCACTTCTTTCAGTTCATCATGTTTACAGCCTATCAGTTCCTGATCGCAGCGCTATTGCCCGACATGTGGGAAAACCTTCCCCGCTGGGCCAATATCACCGGGCTGATCGTGCTGATGAAACTTGTACACGGCATTTCATTTGAACCATTTTATATCTTATTATCTATGAGTGAAACAGAAAAACGCGCACTGCTCCTGTGGATCAAACAGAAGTGGTGGATCTTCTCGGTATCGATATTGATTGCCGGGTTCCTCACGCCCTACATAATGGTGTATCATTGGTACCTCGACAGCGGGGTGTGGCTGTGGGTGGAGATACTGATCGCTGGTGCAGCGATCCTTGGTTGTGTGAAGTTTATACTGTGGGCACAGAAGCCATTGAAGAGGGGAGGAGGAATATGACAGTCGAACAACAAAAAGATCTCGCTGCATACATAGCACCTGTAATGAATGTTGTACAGATGGTCGCACCGATGGTTGATCTGGAAGTGATGAGAGAGGCGCAGGAGGAATTTGCCCGACGCGCAGCGCGCATGGACACAATGACTTTTTTGACTGGCTCAGCCCAAAACCGCAATGCGGCTATTGCAAAACATAATATGCTGACCTTGGCGGCACTGCACAATCTCTTCGCTGTCGTGATGACAGCAAGGAGGGAGATTGGCGAAGTAAATGAATCTGAAACAGTACGTGAAAACTGGCTAAAACAATTTGGATTATTATGATCGCACCTTGGATGATAGCAGAGCCCTTTCCCTTAATGGCGAAGGATTGGTTTATGAACCGGCGTAAAACAAAACACCGTGCGATCTATCACAGATCACGACCTGTCAGATGGAAGAAAAAAAACCGCGTCAGGATGCAAAAGGCATCACGGCGTATCAATCGATCATGATGTATTGTGCATCCAGTTCTTTCAGTGCGGACTTAAATTCAACTAAGCGTAATCAATGTGTTACAAAAGCGTATCCGCACTGTTTCAGCCATCAGGGTTTTGCCCTGTTGGTTTTTAACTAAGTATCAACAATTCAATCCTTTTATTATGAGAATTACAAAAGACGAAGCCGTGATCCTCTCTCACTGTCTCAGTGAGATGAAGTATGTGTTAGCAGAAAACCACAATGACTTGCCAAAACTCTTTCACGCACTGCTGTATTTAGAGCATCGTATAGATGCGGAATGTGAGGATAAACGCAGGCAGGGGCGAACTAGTCAAAATGATTTCAGGGATATCCTTTTGAGATTTATCAAAACATCTGAAGAAACCCATCATGAAAAGACTGGTAGTAATCTGGAATCAAGTGAGCTCACTCGCAAAAAATCTATCAGAATCTAATGAAAGAAGAACTTTTATTCCAGTTCGATGTCATCGCCCAATTGCGGGTGAATGGAAACGTGGAGTTTCGCGGGGCTACCGTAGAGCTTGTGCCAGGCTTTAATCTCGACAAAGAAAGATATATAGAGAAAGAAACAGGACGGCTAATGAACCCCGGAATTAAGGCAGTCACCAATACCCTAATTCAAGCACTGTTGTGTAATCTCCACGATGCGCACCAGAGAGGGTTGTATGATAGTGCTGAGCACTATCGAGAAATCCTTTCTGAACTTGAGAAAGGATTTGCCCGCCCCGCCTGGATTGTAGAAGAAAATTAGAAACTAAATAAGAAATAAGACTATGAGAAACATGTCATTCAGCCTCACTACAGAGGCTATGCGCACAGGGAAAAAAACCGTTACCCGCCGCATGGGTTGGAATACCCTCAAAGCTGGGGATATAGTACAGGCTGTGGAAAAGTGTCAAGGCTTACGGAAAGGAGAAAAGCTCAAACCTATACGTCAGATATTAATCAAAGCCGTGCGGAGTGAGCGCCTTGATGCTATCACCGACAAGGAGGTAAGGAAAGAAGGCTTTCCGCACATGAGCAAAGAGGAATTCATCGAGATGTTTTGTAAGTCACACAAAGGCTGTACACCATCGACAATGATCACCAGGATAGAGTTTTATCATCGCAGTCAGAATCATCGTATCGATGATGAAGATGAAGGTGAAGATTACTGGAAGGGGGATGTAGATGATATAGGAAGCGATGAGACTAACCTTTGAATACCCCTACCGGACAGAAGAGGTAGAAACAAAATCTGTCGATGAAGCGAGAAAGCTGGTTCTCAAACACCGCCTGCAAAAAGTCAGGCGCATCACGAAAGATGGAGAAACGGTGTGGGTGAGCCGCATGATCAGATCATAACCTGTCCTATAAAAAGCCGCATGATTGCGGCTTTTTTGATGTAAATAAAAACATGATCAGTGATGGCAAAAATCATTTTAAGACAAGACTTAAAGGCAGCGCTGGAGCCTGGCGATTACCAACTCGCAGCTGGCAACTACTCAGGTAGAGTAGAACTTGGTAGCAACTATGCTCCAGGTGTTTCCATTGACTTCTCCAAATTCCTGATCGAAAATGGCGGACTCTACGCAACCAAAGTAAATCCGGATCTTCGTGTGTTGAATCCTCAAATCAAAAATGCGACTGAGCATGGTATTCTGGTTGAGATCTGCGATGGGCTATGGATCGATGGCGCTGACATCGATACAACAAAAACGATGGGGATTAAACTTGCCGGAGGGACAGAAAATGAAATGCCTTACAGGGTAAGAATCAAAGATGCAAGGGTTGTGATGGCCGGGGCTGCGACAGGTGGGTCATCATCTGCTGATGCCATCAATCTCCATACCACGAAAAGGGGATCATATATGCGCGACATCGTCATCGATGGATTGTGGAGCAGGGGCACGGTAGGAGAAGGTGAGGTGACTGGCCCTAGCGCAGAAAATGGCAGAGATCTTATCCTGATGAATATTGATGCAGATAAGACAATCAAATGCGGGGGGCACGGATGGACCAATGTGCATGCTCACAATATCAATCGCGCAGGTCGATTTACGACAAAGTACGTCAGGGGGGAACTGCGTATCTCAGGAGAGATAAACACCATGTTGGAAATCCTGGCACAGGATGCCATCGGCGCAGGAGGGAAAACGAAAATATTGATTGACAACGCGTTGAAGGGTCTAAGTATCAAAGGCCAGTCAAATGCGGAATCCATCACATTTACCGATGTAGCTGCGCCAGTCTTTGACCACTGGAAATATGTAGATGGGGTTTGGAGTAACGATATCCCGGTAGAGCAACCTACCGATAATAGCGATGGATATGGAGTACCAATACCGCCAAGCATTCCACCACAAACTAATCAAAATATGAAGCTGATACACGAATGGAACTGCGCAGAGCCTTATGCACCTTATGGGCAAAAGGTAAAGTGGCGAGGTCTGGAACCCGTCGAAATAAACGGGTTACCAGCCTTGAAAAAGATATACCCCGCCAATGCGATCGGGGCACAGACCAAAACTTCGCCGGCGGACCTTACGAAGGTTGAGTTTTTCATCAACTCACTGGTAGAGCCCGGCACGAAGGAGTTTACGCTGGAGTTTCAGCTATTGGTGCCACAGGCGACCATTGATCAAGAAACAAATGGCGGTGGACATGCATTTGAGGTGATGAAGCTGGCTTCTCTATGCTCTTACGACTCAGCTACGTTTGCAAAAGCTGATGATTCGTTTGCAGCGATCGTCATGATGGGCGATCCCGAGATCGATCCGCAAACGGGCAAACTTCAGTATATGCCGATCTTGTATCCCTACATCGAAAGCTGGGAGTACAAAGTCGGTGCAGATGGGAAAGCGTACCCAGTCAAGCAGCTTGCCTCAAAGGGTATCCCTGGCGATCAGCTTGTAACACTCTACCAGACCATCAAACTCAATACGATCATCACTGATGACAATGGTCAAACACAGGGATTATATGATGGGGAGCTGCTCCTGTGGCGCAAACTGGAAGGCGCTGCCAGTCCGGAGCTCATCTACGAGCGAAAAGGGATCAAATACGCTGACAAGGAAATCGAACTTGAGCGGTATGAGTTTGTAACCTTCAGGGGTGGGGGAGATCTCAGATATGGGACACCTGTACCGACTGAGGTAATTTTCCTGAAATATGCTTTGTACCAAGGCCGTCCGATGATGGCAGTCATAGATAACCCGGGCACTGACCCAATCGACCCGATTGAAGTACCGGAGACTGATCCACTACAAATTGCGCTGGATGCAGCAAACGCGACAATACTTTCGCTGCAAGCAACGATGGCGACAAAAGCAGTAGAAATATCAAGTCTGAATCTTGAAAATAAAACCTTGCATGAAGCAGTTGACCGAATGAATGACCTGCTGGTGGACAATGCAGCGAAATTTATTGAAATAAAAACTATTGCAAATACGATATCTGATCTATGCACACAGTAAGGATTGCCAATCACTCATTTAGTTTACCTCTGCATCTTGGTGAAGTAACCCCAGACCAGGCTAAAAGGTTGGGGGGCCTTCTGCTTGCGAAGGAAGAAGAAGTATTGCCATTTATCCTGCACCGGCTAGTCAGCACAAAAACTCAAAATCTACTACGAGGCATCGACCCGGCGCAGCTACTGAAGATATCGCAGTTGCTGCTATGGATGCTGGAAGATCGGAAGGTGAATGGGGTGGAAGAAGTGAATCCGCTCACGACCTCATTCAGAATCGGACTTACTCACTACTATCTGCCACAACCATCGCTCAATGATGTGACAGTCAATGAATGGATGTGGGTAGAAGCAACGATGCAACAACTCGTCGATAATGAAAAAGATGAGGATGCGATGGCGCGAATCATTGCAGTCATATGCAGACAGCTGCGCCCCCGCAACGAGCGGTTTTCAGAGGATTTTGACGGATATCCACGGGTGCATTTTAATCCGGAGCGGATACCGGCAGCGACGGAGACGATGAAGAAAGCACCAGGGTGGGTGAGTGCGATAGTGCTCGACTACCTCATGCGATGCAAAAGCATGCTGTCAACCCGATATGCGACTATATTTTCGGGTGAGAAAACAGGCGGGGTAAATTGGGGGTGGAAAGGCTCGGTGATGGCCGTCGCAGAGACGGGGATATTTGGTCGGGAAACAGATGTATTGAAAGAGAATATTCACAACCTCTGCATATTCCTGGTCAAAAAGCGAAGCGATCAGAAGGAAGACGAGCGGAAACTGGAAAAACTGAAACGGGAAAAAGGAAGATGAATACATCAATCATAAGCTATGAAGGCATTAAGGCGTATATCTCTGCATTTGTGTTGAGCTGTCCGGAAATCCCGGACGGCTCTCTCATATGGGGTGAAGAGAAACGAATGCTCGACAAACAGACATCTGTGATTGTATCCCCATATTTTTGGGTAACAGATTACAGAAAAATATATCGGGCATATGAAGGCAACGCACAGATCTACGCAGGGTGGGAAATTGCCATCGAGATCAAAGGCGCAAACAAAATAGATGATCAGGCAGGGCAGGAACGCACGTTGCTGAAATGCGAATCAATCGTCGATTCGCTGCTTCGCTATCTGTCCGCAGCGCATACCCGCAGTGAGATCATATTCAACCTGAACAATACCAGCATCATTGATCAGGAAAACTTTGAGGTAGAAGCGCATTGGGGGTGGATGCTCAACATCACACTGCTGGTACCCGTGAACTGTTACAAATATCAGCCGACATCAGGTAGCTATACCGTCTATGCCTGCCGGCCAGTCTGGAAGGAAAGCGGAAACCTGACCATCACGGTCAATGGCACAGAGCTATCTGCGCCCTGGACAAAAGAGGAAAACAGAAGCCTGGCACTCGCAAAGCTGGTGCAGGTTGCCAAAGCGGAAGGATTGCCCAACTACCTGTTTACAGACACCCTCACTCTCTATATCAAAGCAGAGGAAATAGGAGTCAATGCCGTAACACTAGATCTCTATACCAACAACGATCACGCCTGGAGCAGGCCAGTAACGATCATAGGAGCAGATGCCAATTAATATTATACAATCGCCTCCGACCGTATGTGGCACAAAAAACCCTGTCGGTCATCAGCTCAGCACAGATCCGAGCTGGGCGACATATGATGACTACTATGTCAATATACAAGTCGATTGGGAGCCTGATTACAGATCCGGCACATTCGTAGAACTCATCACACTGAAAACCCGACCGGGTGATGACAATCTGATCACGGTCGATCTTGCGAAGCGCCTTGATGCGCTGCTGAAAGCTGACCCGCCAAACCCGTCAATATCGGGCGGGGCAATATGCAACCGCCTCATAAAACGCTACCAGGTGTATTATCATGAATACAAAGACGGCGCACTTGTCGAAACCAAAACGCAGGGAATCAAATATGTAGTGAGGGCTGGGTTTCAGAAGCGTACCGGCCAGCAGTTGTTTTGGTGGATATTGACTGATAAAAAGGCGCTGACCAATACACCGCGAAGCCGGGAGGTTACAGTCAATTTTCCGGGATGGATGTATTTTGCAATTCCCGTATCAGCGACATCTGTCACACTGAAAGCAGATATCATATTTGACGACGACACGACCAGCACGGTCAGTCTGTTTGTGCTGGCAGGTGTGGCGCAGTGGGATGTCGTGTATTTCCCTGTGGGCTTCCAGCAGACTGGCATGCACACGCAGGCAAAACAGGTCAAATCCTATGAGCTATACCTTACCAATACAAGCGGCGGCGCGGTGATCAGCGACCGTCACTTGTATTCACTACGCCGTAAGGGTAGCAGCCTGGACAGGTATTTTGTATTTGAAAACTCCCTCGGAGGTTTTGATACCCTTCACACGACAGGAGAGGCGATATACAAACTCAACACGCAGAAGCAGACAGCAAGGAAATTCCTGTCTCCGTTTTTCAGTCGGTTGGACCAATCGACAGAGGTGTATGAGGTCGAAGGAAATGGAAGGGTAGAGCAGGAAATCGGATTTAAGAGCAAGGCAGAGCAGTATTGGCTTCGCGATATATTTATGAGTAGATGGGGCTATAGGGTAGGAGATATCTTCCCCCGCCTCACCGCCGACATAGATCTGCAACTGATCGAAATCGAGCAGGCAGATGCAGAAATATTCCGGGATAATGTGTTTTTGAACAATACGCGATTTGCTTATCGCGAAGAGCCGACTGAAGCTTTATGATTGGAATCAAACTACAAACCGGATTCCTCGATCTCGGGGAAAATTACCAGGTCAATATCGATCTGGTCAGTCCGCTTTTTTCGGACATTATCGGCTATGGTTCCACGTCGTTGAAGTTCACTATACCCAACAATCAACACAACCGACAGCGCCTTCAGCAGATTGATGCGCTGCAAAAGTCAGGTGCGACTTACTCGCAGGATTGCGAAATCTATCTGGTCGGCTCGCCCTGGCGTGAAGCTAAACTCAATACTGAAAGTGTCAGCCCTCGCTCATTCACCATCTCGCTCGATATCAGCGAAAGTAAGGTTGCACGGGAATTGTCAGAAAACAATATCAGGGATTTTACCTACACGATCGATACTGTAACAGCAGGCGCTGACGAGGCAGAGACCAGTGAAAACGTATTCACCTGGGCGGGGAATATCGCTTTGGGAAATTTTGCCAAAGACTATCACTTTTTCCCGATCCAAAATGGAAATATGCATGAAGACACGCTCGTCGTTACGGGAACGAGCGACTACATAAATTACTGGCACAATAATCAGTTTTGGGACGGGCCATCATACTTCGCCAATTTTGGCGATGCTGGAATCATGAATCTGATTCCATTTCCAAAACTGAAAGCGGTATTGGAGCAGGCGCTGGCGGAAATTGGATACACCCTGGCCGATACGCTTTTCACGACTGATGATGAGTTGATTGAGCTAGTGATCTACAACAATGTTACCCTCAATATCAGCGCTGCATATTTTGGCAATGTCATCAATCTGAAAAACCATCTACCTGACGTAAATGCCCGCGATTTTTTCAGGGGCATCAATGCGATGTTTGGGCTGGCCATCATATTGAGTGAGACAGACAGCACCATCAAACTGGTGGATAGAAACACCGTCGCACGGGATTTTTCAAACCAGGTTGACTGGCGGGAAAAATGCCTGGACTATGTAACCAGCAATGAGGGAGAGGTGAACTATACCTTTTCGTCAGAACAGGATCCAGACGACAGGTTACTATCCAACATACAAAGCCCGACGCCACAAAACACAGTGGCAGGGGAGGTCTATCACTTTTCAGACCTGCCAGGTAGTCCGGCACTCGGCACGGTATATTATGTAGCTGAAAACACTGCATACTACAGGTACAATGATCTCGCAGCATGGGAGTTTTTCTCATATCGCGTTGAGTCGAAAGTTGTCGGTACGGGTTCAGATGCCAAATCCACCATTTTCAGCACACTGATGATGATGCGAGACAGGTGGATGCCAAACCCGGTCAACAACTTTTGGCACGTGCCCAGAGTCGATCAATATCTCACAGGAGTAAACCCAAACAGCAAAACAGAGAAACATGACTTTAGCCCTCGCTTGCTTTTTTATCGCGGCATGGCCGAAGCGGATGCCACTTACGACTACCCGCAAGGATCAGCAGACGATCTGGATGGCACATACGACTATTCACTGTACTGGCACGGTGAAAATGGGCTATATGAAAAATGGTGGAAAGCATGGGTAGAAATGCTTCAGACGGCTTTGCCGGTTTCGTATCAGTTACTGCTCAACATCAATGATGTGAGCAATATCGACTGGACGGCAAAGTACCGGCTGCGCGATGAAACTGGTGAGCCGCTGGCACTGATCAGAAAACTACGTGTAACCTTCACCCCGACCGGCATGCAACCGGTGCAGGCTGATATGCTAAGAATATTGTAATGGCAGAGAACCTATTTACCCCGGAAAAGCAGCGACAATTTGTGCAGGATGAAATGGACGCATGGCTACGCGAAGATGTGATCCCGACACTGAGAACCGCGATCAATCGCAGGAAGGAGCATATACCTATCGATGAAAATGACATGAACCATCAGATCGTGACCGGGCTGGGCGAGGCGCTAGGTATGTACACATTAGGATTCCCAGATGAAGGTCGGCATGTGGATATGAAAAGACTACGCTGGAAAAAGGCACCTATCCAGCAGGGCAATAACTTCATCCTGGAATGGGTGCGGAAACGCGGTCGGAGTGCTTTCAAGCAGAAAGTACCAGGGTACAAAAACCGACCAAAAAAACTGAGCGAAGAAAAGCAGATGGAGCGGATCGCCTCCGCCATCATCGCGGCAAAAGCCAGTAACACAAGATATGTGCGGAGAGGGCGGTGGTATAACTCCACGATCAATCAATTGATATCGCGGTTGACAGTCAGGCTCACGGTCAATCAAGCAGAATGGATACAAGGAGTGAGCAGAGCAGAAATCGAAAAAGCATTTACCATGCGCGTCGGGTCCGTAACCCAGCGCGTCAAATTCAAATAACATGGCACTGGTCAGAAGAGATAAAGCGCAGATAGATGTCGAGATCAATGGGCAGCCGGTAAAACGCACCCTGGCCGATATGCAAAAAGCCTATGGCCAGCTCAATCGTGAGCTGCGATCGCTGACCGTCGGCTCTGATGAGTTCAATAAAAAGGCTGCGCAAATCGCGGGCGTAAAAGAAGAAATGGACAAAGCCAGACAGGCGATGCAGGCGTTTCAGAAAACGCAGGGCGTTGTTGCATCGGGGTTTGCAAAAGTAGGCGCAGCGCTCAAAACTGCATTTGCTCCACTTTTCGCACTGTTGGCTGTCGGTGAAGTGATACGCTATGCGCAGGAAATGTACAATGCTGCCAAAGCAGTCGAAGAGGTAGAGAAAAAACTCAACCAGCTATCAGGGGCTTCAGGTCAGGTATTGACAGACCTGACTGCATCGGCGCAGGCGATCACCAAAACATTTGAAGGCGTCGAAATCGAAAAGCTGCTCGAAGGCGCAGCGGGTGCAGCCAACTCATTTCGGCAGGAAGGAGAAGGGCTTGACCAAGCCTATAAGCGTACATTTGAAAATATCGAAAATGGGCTATTGGTCGTCGTAGATGGCAAAGGCCCAGAGTTTCTGGAACAGATCAAAGAGTACTCGGTACAGTTTGAGCAGCTCGGCCTGACACAGGAGCAAACCTTTGCATTTATCGCGGATTCGATCAACAAAGGCGTATTTAATGACAAAGCTCCCGACACGATCAAAGAACTTGGACTGAGTCTGGGCGATTTGAACAAAGCACAGAAGGAAGTGCTTGCGACAAATTTTGGCGATCAGTTTGTCGCTGATCTCCAATCCGGGAAAAAACCACCGATTCAGGCGCTGACCGAAATATCAGCGGGGTTGAATCAGATGAAAGCGGAAGGCAAAAGCCTGACTCCTGTCATTTCCAATATTTTCAAAGGTGCTGGGGAAGATGCAGGGGAGGAACTGATCTTGTCGCTTCAGTCGATAGGATTTACCCTCGAAGACCTGATCGATACGACCAACGTTTATACCCGTCGCCAGCTCGAAAGGCTTGAAGCAGAGCGGACACTAGCCGCAGCATCTTCAGAACTTGCATTTCAGACACGCGGATCAAGTGAAGCGCTCAGTCTGTTTTTCACACAAGCAAAAGCATTTTTCACTAATCTGCTGGCCAGCGCAATTGAGTTTTTTCGATACTTCCCGGAGCGATGGGATATATTCATCACACAGGCAAAGGAGGCATTTAATTCGGTATTGACTGCATACAACCAGCTCGCCAATCGCATACTAGATCCTGCTGACCTGATCAAAGACTTTGAGGTCATCAGTACTATCAAGATCGACGAAAGCTCAGCGAAAAAACAACAGGAACTGTTTAAGCAAATCGCCACAGATCGAGAAGCATTTGCCCGCGATCAAGAACAAAAAGCGATCAAAGATCAGGAAGTCAAAGCCGCTGCTGACCGGGCCGCTGCGCTCAAAACACAACAGGCAAATGCCAAAGCCCTGGAAGCAGATCGAAAGGCATCGACAGAGAAGGAAATCGCTGAGCGCAAAAAGGAAGCTGAGCGAATAGCCAAAGAGATCGCGGATGCAGAGAAGGCTATCCAACGGCTCCGCATCGAGGTGATGGATGATGGCGTAGAAAAACGCATTGCCATCGCGACATTTGAAGCCAACGACAGAATATCGAACCTGAAAGGAAACAAGGATCAGATCGTAGAGCAGACGAAGCTCATCGAAAAACAACTCATCGATGAGGTATCGAAAATCAGGATCGAGGAAACGGAAAAGGCGACGAAAGTAGAACTTGATCTTCAGAAAAAGCGATTTGACGAAAAGGTCAAACTGCTCGAATCACAACAGTCAGCAGAGATCAGGATTGCGACCAATGTCGCTATTTCGAGGATAGAGGGAGGTGATGATCCTGTACAGGTAGAGAAAGACCTTCAGCAGGATCTGTATGCAATCGATGCAGAGTACAAAGCCAGACGCCGACAGCTCAACATAGACTATGAAAAAGACAATGCCGACCTCGATGAGCAGATAGGAAACGATAAACTTGCCAGGCTCAGAGCACAGCACGAAGAAGAGCTGAGACTTGAGCAAGAGAAGGAATCCAAACGCAAACAGATCACAGAGGCGGCGATCGGAGGGTTACGTGATATCATTGCATTTCGGGAGACACAGATCAATAATGCGCTGACCACAGAGCTGGCCTCGATCGACAAAAAACAGAAAGCCGAGATCGAAAAGGCCGAAGGTAATGAGGCGAAAAAGGCTGAGATCGAAGCGAAGTATGAGAAGCTGAAAGAAGCAGCGCAAAAACAAGCTGCCATCAAAAAGCAACGTATCTCTATCGCGACGACACTGATCAACATGGCAGAGTCTATAGTGAAAACGGGGGCAACGCTGGGATATCCTGCCGCCATCCCTTTCCAGTTTCTCGCCGGATCGATCGGATTGCTACAACTGGCAGAAATGCGCAAGCAGGGTTTCTGGGGTGGGGGCGCGACAGGTAAAGCAGATTATTTTGTGCAACCAGATGCGAGCGGGCATAAGCCAGTCGGCACCGTTCACGAAAACGAATATGTTGTACCAGCCTGGCAATATCAATCTCCAAAATACAGGCCGATCATTGACCAGGTATTTGAGCCGGCACGGCTTCGCGGGTTTGCGGTAGGCGGGCCGACATCGACCACCCCTGCCGATGCGACGATATCGGCAGCCGGCACAGATACATCGATAGTCATGATCGAAGAAATCAGAGCGCTGCGCTCAGCGCTTTCGCTCATTCAATTTGTGATGCCCGTCGATGAGAAGCTCGCAGACCTGGTACAGGATGCGATGGGGGATCTGAACAACCGACGAAGTCGGACACAATTGTAAGGGTATGGCAAGCAGAATCGTAGAATTGATCCAGTACTGGGAGGAATCAGGGAAGGATTTTAATGTCGGGCTGGGCATATGGCTAGACTATGGGCGAAAAAACATCTCCATCAGAAATACCCTGCTATCTGCTCAGGCAAAAGGCAAAATACAGCCTAAACACTATGATCGACTTGACTGGGAGCTGACGCAGATCAAGCTCGAATATATCGCACAGCATTATTATGATCCTGTGCGAGAAACGGCAAAAAAGGCCATTGAGCAAGCCGCCAAACAAACCGCCGAAACACGCCAGCTCACAGAAGATGAGATCGGGCTGATGGGCAACCTGCGAAATCCTTATGCAGCGATATCGCAGGCAGATGTATTGATATACGATCGCAGGATGAATGCACAGAAGCGCGCACTCCTGACCAACCAGCTACAAAAAGATGGCGGGGATCCGGCCATCATCAAAAAGAATATCGAGATACTGGCAGAGATCGAACCTCTTGAAACAAGGATCAAACAGATCGAATCCAGGCTCGAAGAGCTTGAAAACCCTGACGGCGTGCAAACCGAATCTGCGTCAGCTCCCAGTCAAATCGTAACAGAAAATGGTTGGGAGCAAAACAAAGAGTCCACCGTACTGATACGCCTCGGATATGGCAATAGCTATCGGGAATATACCTACGGCGATATCATGCGCATGTCGCTGAGCGAGCTGAAGGAACTGATCAAGAAGGTCCGCGATGCAAAGTCAAAATCCAGCAAACGAAGCAAACCCGGAAACCGTCACGTGAAGCTCGAAAAGAGCAGGGTGATGCATGAGAAGATGATCGCAGTGAGAGAAAAGGAAATGGAAATGCTCAACATCATCAAAGCATCGAAAGAAGAAAAACGAATGTGATTTTTTTATATATTTGGGCATTACACACACGATACGGCCCATATAAAATGGCCTTTTAGTCTGGACAGACGCCCCCTTGCATGAGCAGGGGGGATTTTTAACCCACAATTTTTAATTACGACAGCCCGCAATGGGGATCCCGGAGTAGCTACCGGGATTTTTTATTTTATGTGCCCAAAGTTTGCAATTCTGTACAGAATTACTACCTTGCAAATGGAAAACAGGTCAAGCGTACTGACAATCACGCGAAATTTATATTTTATAGCCCGGAGGTGGGGATGCTATGTCCAAGCTTAGCGCGAAAAGCTCCCAAACTAATCTACCAGTACGCTGGCGGACTGTTGTTCAGACATCCGGGCGTCACATATTATTTTTAGACTTATGAACAACAGTCCGAAAAAATCCAAAATCCAATGTCAGAAATAGCGTACAACTCCCGCCAAAAAGTCCTACATGAGAATGTGGGACTTTTGGTTTTTTGTAGGCATGGAAGAGAAGCCAATTTTAGAAGAAATCGAAGCGGGTGATCTGATCCCAGCCAACAAGCTCAATCAGCTCGACCGGATCAAAGCCTACTACCTCGAAAACAAGAAACTAGAGCAGGAAGATGAAGTATATCGCATTTTGCTTCAGAAGATATTCCACTGGTTTGAAAAAGGGAAAACGCCTGCCGATGCTCGCAAAATCTTACAAAATCAGCAAAAGTTTGAGCCTGACGAAGCCTCCAAGTCCGTCGCAGACTCCCTTGAGCTATATGGCGATATTGGGCAAAGCAATCGCGAAGGATTGCGACATCTACTGACAAATCACTTCCTCCGCCTAGCCAATGCCGCAGAAAAGGCAAAAAATCTCGACCTTGCAGCAAAGACCCTGGAACGAGTCGCCAGAATCAACAACATGAGTGAGGTAGAAGACAACACTGCGAAAAAAGGCGGTCGGCGGATCCAGATATCCTATACCACCAATCCAGAAAAACTTAAAAAGGCTGAATAATGGAACTGTATTTCAACAAGATACAGTGGGCCATCCGTGATGCGATCATCTCAGGCAAATACAAAAATGTAGTAGCGGTATGTGGGCGGGGCACGGGGAAAAGCACGATTTTGGGGGATT